GAATGTCGGGGGACATGAACACCTCATCCGGTAATGTGATCATCATGTGCGCACTCATGTACTCTTATATTTCGAGTAAGGGTTTGAGCAAGCGTGTAAAGCTATTGAACGATGGCGATGATTGTGTATTAATTATGGATGAAAGAACGCGCGAGGCGTTCACGTCCGGATTAAAGGAGTGGTTCCTGGACATGGGAATCACAATGGAGTATGATGGAGTATATAGATATTTGGAGGAAGTCGAGTTTTGCCAAGCAAGACCATTATTCGATTCTCAACTGGGTTACCGCCTAGTACCTCGCCCAAGCAAACGTCTATACTCCGACCTCGTGAGTACCAAGGATCTGTCGGTGAAGAAAGTTCACGATAAGTGGTTGGGAGCTGTCGCGGGATGTGGGTTAGCAAGTTGTAGTGGAGTTCCAGTTTTTCAGGAATTCTACACATGGCTTGCGAAAGAAGTAAAAACCCTACATCCCGATTGAAGGCTCACCACATTATCGCTTCCGACAGGAATTGGTAAAAGGAATGACCATGAGGTATCGCATGCCAACCGTAGAAGAGAGAATTTCGTTCTTCCACGCGTTTGACATTACCCCAGCTGAACAGGAACTATTGGAGCAGTACTTTAGCACGCTTCCAGCACCACACCATTCAGCACCGGTCGAGATTAACTACCAGTATCTCGATTTAGCACAAATCTTGTGTCCTCCCGAGCAAAAGGAAATCCTGCATGTCGACATGAATGCAGGTTTGCTCGGATGATGCGGTTTGCATCAACACCAACAGCCCTAACGGGTACGGGTTTCTCGATCCCGGTGTATGTAGAGTTTCGGGGGGTAACCAAACCCCCCTTTTGGTCGAGTTTACTCGACCCCACCAAAATGCTAGATTGAAGACCCCTCACTGAGTGTGAGGCGGCAGAACAACTTCTCCCCCGATTACGGACCCGAACTACAATATGCCCTTAGTGGGACGGGTAACGCTTGGGAGATTGGAGCGGAGTACTATTAAGTACAGGTTGTGTGTGAAAGTGCCGCTACTTGAGAAAGTAAGTAAGTTTGAACACTCGGGTATTATACCCTCCAAGACATGACGTGGTCTAGAGGGCGAATACAAGACGTTACTAATCAACAAAACCAAAGAAACCGCGGTGGCCGGAACCAAGCCACCAGAAAACAAGCACCAAAAGGTGCGAAACGGACGATCATGTCGCTGCCAAACGGCGGTGTGCGCGTCACCCATAGAGAGTATTGCTCCAGTATCAATAAGTTTGTCTCCACTGCAGAAACAGTAGGTAATGCAAACATGTTGATTGATGCTGTACCACTGCAACTACCGATCAATCCGGGAGATGGATCGACATTTCCATGGCTAACAGGAATAGCAACCAGATATCAGAAATATCATTTCCGGTCGCTTAAGTTTAGTTATGTGCCTACATGTTCGACATTAACCCAGGGTGGGGTGATTATGGCCCCCATCTATGATCCTGCAGAGCCTGTGCCATCAACCAGGCAGGAACTCATGAACAACGCTAATTCACAAGCTGGAACAGTTAGGTCACCCCTAACGATGACAATTCCAGCTACGTCTCTTGGCCGAGAACCATTGTTTGTGCGAGAATTCCACCATACTCTCAACGATCCAGCCGAACGCCGAACCACCGACATTGGTTATCTAGCTATTATGCTAACAGATACCAGTGACGGTCAACACTTTTTCGGCGATTTGTTCGTGACTTATACTGTAGATTTGATTGAGCCCCGTCTAGGCGGGTCAGGAGCGAAAGTCCTCCATCTCAAGACCAATCCTACAGTCCGAACAGCTGGCTCGAGATACATGCCACTTATTGATGAATCCAGTCTTAATAGCGCTATCAATCGCGATTCCACTCTTGCAGTGCGACTCGAGAATGAGACAGGCGGCGACTGGGCTCACAATACCTCCCCATTTGAGAAGGTGGATTACACCGCTCTCATATTCGAAGAACCCTTCACCGGTCTTGTCTCGTTCGTTAGCGACAATACCGGAACGGCAGCACTTGAAAACCCCGAAGTCACAGTAAACGGGTTGGAACTGCACACCGGAAGCGAATTAAGCCAATGGGGGCTTGAGGCAGATTTCCCGATCGAGGGTGTTGCAAAGCACCGTTTCGCAAAAGTCAAACCATTTCACTCAATCAAGAACGGAGTGAAGAGCGCCATCCACACTATCACAG